AAGAGAGGTATCCGTGCGTATTGACTGTTCATGATGAGGTTGTCTGCCTTGTACCAGAGGCAGAAGCAGAGGACGCTAAAACATGGGTTTTAGCGCAAATGGTCATGGAGCCGACGTACATGCCGGGAATCCCGCTTGATGCTGAAGCTGACGTGGCACATCGCTATGGCGATGCTAAATAGTGAAAGGAGAAGTATGAAGTTACCTAAAAAAATAATGGTCGGACGCAGGCTTTACAGGATTCATCAAGTCAAACAGATTGCCGATGGCCTGATGGGTGAAGTGGATTACGACACAAAAGAAATTGCAGTTGCAACCCACAGCAGTCTAAGTGGACGCAGGTTCAAGCGCGAAGAAGTAATGGACACGTTCTGGCATGAGTTGACGCACGCTATTCTCAAAGACATGAACCACCCCTACGAGTCAAACGAAAAGTTTGTGCTTGAGTTCTCTAGCCGCCTGACTAAGGCGATTCAAAGCGCGAGGTTCTGATGCAGAAAATCACATGGTCCCACAGCAGTCTTAAAGATTTCGAGGGATGCGCCCGAAGGTATCACGAGGTCAAGGTTTTAAAGAACTACCCGTTCCAAGAAACTGAGCAGACCCGTTACGGCAAAGACCTTCATAAAGCTGCCGAAGACTATGTGAAAGACGGCACCCCGATACCCAAACAGTTTGAGTTTGTTAAGCCGACAATCGACGCGCTGATGGTTAAGCCTGGACGTAAACTACCTGAGCATGAGATGGGGCTGACGATTGACCTGCAGCCCTGTGGCTTCAAAGATGAGAACGTATGGGTGCGGGGGATTGCTGACCTGCTGATTGTGGACGACGATGGGTTGATTGCTTGGATCGTGGATTACAAAACAGGCAACAACCGATACCCAGACACGGACCAGCTTAAGCTCATGTCGCTGATGACCTTTGCCCACTTCCCCCATATCCGTGAAGTAAAGTCTGCGCTACTTTTTGTAGTCAAAGAAACTATTGTTAAGTCTCGTATGACTTTTGAAGAAGCGGAGAAACACTGGTGGGAATACAGGCAACGGGTGTCAAAGCTCTCTTCTGCTTTTGAACACAACGTGTGGAACCCCACACAAACGCCGCTGTGCGGATGGTGCCCGGTCAAAGGGTGCGAGTTTAATCCCAAACACTAGGAGAAAAAAATGATTGAAGAATCACGAGTGCTTGAACTAATGTGCCAAGTTAAAAACTTTACTGTTGATTATGAAACCAACACGGTCACAGTCAATGTTCCAGAACTACACTGCGCCGACATGGGGCGAACCATCGAGCTGTTTACGTTACTAAACCCGGAAGTTAAAAGAATTGAGTTCTTTCAAGAAAATGAACCCGACACCGTGTACTACCAAGACAGTGGTTATAAATGGCACGCCGCATAGGAGACTGACATGACTAGAGATTACAAAAAAGAATACAAGCGTGACTTAGAAACAGGAAAGTCTGGGCCTAACAGCGCACAACACGAACGCCAACGTGGTCGCCGCATGCTCGATAAAAAAGGCATTGACAAAAATAAAAACGGAAAAGCGGATGCTCGAGAAAGCAAAGACATTGACCACAAAAAACCAATACGACAAGGAGGTAAGTCAACTATGAGTAACATTCGACTACGCTCAAAACGAGCAAACCAATCTGACAACGGGAAGTAGCCCATGCAGATTGTCGATAATAAAGCTCTGGTACTGCGGACACGCAACCCAGACAAATACAAAGTAATACCGAGGATGGCAGTAGTTGGAGAAAGTGAAGGCATATACGAAGTAGCAGTTAAGTGGGGTTTGGACGAAGTCGCGGTTTTACGGAACTTAGGCGTTCGGGATGTGCCCTCCCCCATCATTGCCCGATACAACTGGCCCGGTCGGTATAAGCCAATGGAGCACCAGATTGAAACGGCTTCATTCCTAACAACGCATCGACGTGCGTTTGTATTCTCGGAACCGGGTACAGGTAAAACGCTCTCAGCCCTGTGGGCTGCAGACTACCTGATGAAGGCTGGGCACGTGCGCCGTTGCTTGGTTTTGTGCCCTGTGTCAATCATGCACTCGGCGTGGATAGGCGACATAAGTAACAGCATTATCCACAGAAGCGCTATCGTAGCCCACCATCAACAAGCCTCTCGACGAATTGAAATGGTGCAAGGCAACTACGAGTTTGTAATTACGAACTACGAAGGGTTAAACCTCATTGCCAACGAGATTAACGCAGACGGTCGGTTTGACTTGGTGATTGCTGACGAGGCCAATGCGTATAAAAATGTTTCTACTAAACGCTGGAAGTCTCTGAATAAAATTATCCATTTAGGCACACGCTTGTGGATGATGACCGGAACCCCGGCGTCTCAGTCCCCTCTCGACGCGTACGGCTTGGCTAGGCTGGTGAACCCCACGGGGGTGCCGAAGTTTATGACAGCGTGGCGCGACGCCACAATGCTCAAGGCAACCCAGTTTAAGTGGATACCAAAACCCACTGCCCAAGAACAAGTCCATGCGGCGCTGCAACCAGCCATACGGTTTACAAAAGCCCAGTGCCTTGATCTGCCACCTGTTATTACGGAGACACGCGATGTACCCCTCACACCCCAGCAACGAAAGTACTACCAGATCCTTAAGGAACAGATGCTTGTCAAGGCGGCAGGTGAGACTATCTCGGCGATTAACGCCGCCGCCGAAGTTAACAAGCTCCTTCAAATTAGTGCTGGTGCAGCCTATACAGACAATGGAGAGGTTGTTGAGTTTGATTGCGCACCAAGACTGGCGGTCTTGATGGAGGCGCTGGAGGAGACCCAGCGCAAGGTGTTAATATTCGCTCCCTATCGTCATAGCATCGACACGATTTACAACTACCTGACTAAAAACAATGTGTCATGTGACCTGATTCATGGAGATGTGTCGCCTTCCAAGCGCACAAAAATATTTAAGCAATTCCAAGAAGAAGCAGACCCAAGGGTGCTTGTCATCCAACCACAGTCTGCCGCCCACGGGGTAACCCTTACTGCTGCCGATACGGTGGTCTTTTGGGGTCCTGTGTTATCGACCGAAACCTATATTCAATGTTGTGCCCGATCCGACAGGAAAGGCCAGGACAGCGATAAGGTGACGGTCATCCACATCCAGGGCAGTGAAATAGAACGCAAAATGTTTAAGCGTCTGGCTGACCGGGTGGAGGACAACAACCTGCTGGTAAAGCTTTATGAAGAGGTTGTTGACAACAAGTAAAATGTTTGACAAAATAGGAAAAAACAGAAAGGAGCTTTACATGACAGAAGAAATTATTCCATTGGACAAGCTGGCTAAAATTTACCGGCGCATCCGCACGAAGATCCAAGAGCTAACTACGGAGTACGAGACGGAAGTCGAAGCGCTCAAGGTTCAGCAACAGGAAATAAGTAACGCCATGAAGGACCACATGATGGCGTCGGGCCTTAAAAGCGTTCGCACCGACGAAGGCACAATCATGCTCGGACACAAAACCCGGTATACAACCAACGACTGGGATTCGTTCAAGAAGTTTGTGCTTGAGCATGAGGTGTTGGACTTGTTTGAAAAACGCATTGCGCAGAGCAACATGGCGCAGTTCCTTGAAGAAAACCCTGGTGTAGTTCCTCCAGGCCTAAACTCCGACAGTGAGTACACCATCACTGTTCGCAAACCTACACGATAAGGAGAAGTAACTATGAGTAATGTCGTTCAATTTAACCCAAACAAAGCCCCCGCCTTTGCCAAGAAACGTGGGGAATTATCTGATGTCGCCAAGGCCCTGATGGGTGGAGGCGGAGGTGGTGGCGGTGGCGGTAAGCGCATCTCAATTAAAGGCGGTGTGTTTCGCTTGCTGGCTGACGGCAAAGAGATCGCGTCAATTGAAGACCGGCACCTAGACGTAGTAATCGCTAATGCAGCAGCAGACATTGGGCGCACCTTCTACGCAGGCGCTTATGACCCCGAGAAGTCTGTCGCTCCTGACTGCTGGTCGGCTGACGGCAACACCCCCTCGGTTGAAGCAAAGAACCCCCAGTCGAAGACTTGCGCGACCTGCCCTCAAAATGTGAAGGGTTCTGGTAGTGGCGAGAGCCGTGCTTGTAAGTTCTCCCAGCGCCTTGCGGTTGTTCTTGAGAGCGACATGGGGGGAGACGTGCTGCAGCTTCAGGTACCTGCTGCCTCGTTGTTTGGTCCGGCTGAAGGCGAGAACATGCCTTTGAAGGCATACGCCAACTGGCTCGGTGCGCAGAACATCAGCCCTGACGAGGTTGTGACCCGCATGAAGTTTGATACCAAGGCACAGTCGCCCAAGCTTTTCTTCCGTCCAGTTCGCTGGCTGGATGATGACGAGCACGACATTGTCCTTGAGAAGGGCAGTTCTGAAGAAGCCAAAAAGGCCGTCACGATGACGGTAGCTAAGACAGACAAGGCGCCTGACGCCCCTGTGCTGGAGGCCCCCAAGAAACCCAAGGCGAAGGAGCCTGTCGAGGATGATGTCGACGAGCCAGAAGTACGGCAGGAAAAAGCATCACCCGCCCCCAACAAGCGCAACAACCTAGCATCTGTAGTTGCTGACTGGGATACCGACGACTAATTATGGAGGGGGGAAAGCGAAAGCAAGTACCCCTTAAAGCATGCCTTACTCAGAGAAAACAAAACAACTTATTACAGACGCCCCTCAGTCGCTTGGCAATGAACTGGCCCGTTGGGCCATGGTGCGGGACATATCCGTGCAGAGAATTGCGTTAGCCACTGGGGCCACTCGACAGACTGTGTATAACTGGTTTACAGGAGCAACGGAAGTCACATCGTCTTACCAAGACCGTGTGAAAGAAATTATTGACGTGCTTAAGAAAGTAACCCAGACAGAAGACGCTTGGAGAACATTATGCAATACATTCAACCTACGAGCCTGACCGACGAAGAGCTGTTCAGGACCTGCCTTCAAATCCTAATCATGGGCGAACTGCCTAAAAACTATCAGGAAGAACTTCTTAAGCGCTTTGAAAAACTGCTCGATGACGTAGCCGAAAAACAATAACTGAAGGGGGAAAAAATGCAACCGCTTGATTTTCTAGCGGCGGTGCTTCCGTCTTCTGGTGTTTACTGTGCGGCTGAGTTTAATACTAAAAAGAAAGAGCATGTTTTTGTAGACAGTCTCGATGGACTTGTGACTGCAGCGAACTCGTTTGCCGCGCAGAATCGGGATGTTTACTTTGCTCTTGCCGCTTTTAAAGAAGCAGGAAAACGGACGGCGGATAACGCTCGCGTAATACATTCACTATTTATTGACATTGATATTAGTGAGGAGAAGAAGTACAAAACTCGTACCGAAGGCCGGG